CCGCTACTTTTCTTAGTGTTATTTTATGGGCGGTGTTTAATTAATTTGTTTACATTTGAATTATGATTAGTTGCAGTAATCTTACGAATTTATTTATTTACCTCTATCTAGTGGACACGCTGCAACCGTTGAAGCTAGTTAGGGGTTTTTTATTTTACAGAGAATGAAAGAATATCAAGAGTTTTTAGAAACAAAAAAGAAATCATTTATCGAATCTGGATTTGATATTGAACTTGATCAATTGAATAGCAGTCTATTTGATTTTCAAAAGTACATTGTGCAAATAGCTTTAAAAAAGGGGCGTTTTGCATTGTTTGAGGATTGCGGATTAGGTAAGACTATCCAACAGTTAGAATGGGCTAATCAAGTCTATTTAAAAACAAATAAACCCGTTTTAATACTTGCACCTTTAGCAGTTGTTCCACAAACAATAGAAGAGGGTAATAAGTTCGGTATTAAGGTCAATAAGTTAGATATGACTATCCGATACTTTAAACCAATAAACGGGGTTTTTATAATCAACTATGAGCAACTTAAAAACATCAATTTTATTGATTGTTTTTCGGGAGTTGTATTAGACGAATCAAGTATTTTAAAAGGTCGTGACGGTAAACTATCAAGGCTAATAATTGATACTTTTAAAATGACGCCTTATAAATTAGCTTGTACCGCTACACCTTCACCAAACGACCATATGGAGTTAGGTCAACATTCAGAGTTTTTAGGGGCTATGAGTTACTTAGAAATGCTTGCAATGTTCTTTGTTCACGACGGAGGCGAAACTTCTAAATGGAGATTGAGAAAACACGCAACAGACGACTTCTGGAATTACGTTTGCACTTGGTCTATTTCGGTTGATAATCCTTCAACTTTAGGTTTTGAAATGAAAGGGTACAACCTACCAGAAATAGAATACATTGAGCATATTGTAAAGGTTGAAAACAATACAGGTACTTTATTTAGTGAGGCAGCTGTATCTGCTACTGAATTGAACAAAGATTTAAGACGTAGTTTAACTGATAGGGTTGAAATATGCAAGCAAATAATAGGAAATTCAAAAGAACAGTTTATTATTTGGGGGCTTCAAAACGCTGAAACGGATCTATTAAAAAAGACGCTTTCAAATGCTCGAAATGTTCAAGGTTCGGATAAGCCTGAAGTTAAAGCGGATAATTTAGTTGGGTTTGCTCACGAGGAATATCAGAACTTAATTACAAAGACTTCAATTGCTTCATTTGGTATGAACTACCAGCAATGCAGTAATATGATATTCTGTTCTTACGACTTTAAATTTGAGGCGTTTTATCAAGCTGTTAGAAGGTCTTATAGGTTTGGTCAAATGAATAAAGTAAAAGTACACATTATCATTCCAGAAAGCCAAATGAATGTAAGGAAAACAATATTAGTAAAAGAACAAAAACATAAGGATATGATTCATAATATGAGTTTGTATTCTGCAAAAACAGATTTTAAATTAAACTCAAATAAAGTGGTTAAAACAAAGGAAGTAAAAGAAGAAAATTATACGCTTTTAAATGGTGATTGCGTTCAGAAGTCTAAAGAGTTAAAAGATAATTCAGTTGATTTGGTTGTGTTTAGCCCTCCATTTGCAGAACTGTATGTTTATTCAGATAAAGCTGAGGATATGGGTAATGTAAAGAACTATCAAGAGTTTGAGAAACATTTTCAATACCTTATACCAGAATTAAAAAGAACTCTTAAACCTGGAAGAATATGCGCCGTTCATTGTATGGATTTGCCAATTCAGAAAGGTAAAGAGGGTTTTATTGGTTTGCGTGACTTTAGCGGAATGCTAATCAAATGGTTCTCTGAACAAGGTTTTATTTATCACGCAAAAACAACTGTTTGGAAGAATCCAGTTACCGAAATGCAAAGAACCAAAGCACTAGGGCTACTTCACAAAACAATCAAAAAAGATAGCTCAATGAGTAGAGTCGGTATTCCTGACTATGTTTTGTTTTTTAGAAATGAAGGTGTAAATGAAAGACCAATTACTCACCAAGATACAGATCAAAGTAAGTCGAACTATTTACCAGTTGATTTGTGGCAAAAATATGCTAGTCCAGTTTGGTATGATATTGATTATTCAAGAACATTAAATTATAGAAGTGGTCGCGACGGTAACGACGAAAAACATATTTGTCCTTTACAACTTGATACAATTGAAAGAATTATACACTTATATTCAAATGAAGGAGATACGGTTTTTAGTCCATTTGGAGGCGTAGGTTCAGAAGGTTATCAAGCATTAAGAATGGGTAGAAAGTCAATATCTATTGAGTTAAAAGAATCATATTTTTTACTTAATGAACGAAACCACAGAAACGCAGTAGAACAAAATAAAGAACTGCTATTGTTTTAATTTGTATATTTGAATCTTATAACGAATGCACCGTTGTTAAAAACATTTAAGCCTTTGCCCCGATGGAAGTGCATTTTCCTGACGGGTTCAAAGGCTTTTTTTATTTACAAAATATGGCTAAAGAACTACCATACTTTCAATTTGAACCTTCTGAATGGCAAAACGGAGATATTCAAATGGCTTCAAATGAGGCTAAAATTGCTTTTATAGAGATTCTTTGTAGCTATTGGCAAAGACTAGGTTCACTACCTTATGCGTTCGCATTGCAAAGGCATTGCAACGGCAAAGAAAACGCATTGCGAGAATTGATAGATTGCAATGCGATAAAAGAAATTGAAGGACAAATAGTAATTTCTTTTCTTGATTCACAGCTTAAAGGATTGGAAAGTAAAAGTCAAAAGGCTAGAGAATCCGCAAATAAACGCTGGAATAAAGGCGAAAATGCGAACGCAATGCGAACGCATACGAAACGCAATGCTAATAGAATAGAAGAGAATAGAATAGAAGAGATAAAAGAAAGTAAAGAGGCGGTTTTTAAAAAAAACCTTCTAACCTTTCAAGAAAACTATACTTTAGAATTACTTGAAAAGTTCTTTTTGTACTGGACTGAGAAAAATCCAAACGGTAAAAAAATGAAGTTTGAAATGCAAAAGACTTTTGATATCGAAAGGCGGTTATTGACTTGGTCGAAAAACGAAAAAAACTTTAACGGTAATAGCAACGGAAAAATGACCCTAGAAAGAAAGCAAGAATTGAACAGAAATATTTTAAGTGAATTAATGGAGGGCAAAAAATGAGCAATTTATCAATCATAGAACGTTACGATTTTAAAAACCTTTCTCCAGACCTTACAAAAAGTCAATTAGAAATTATTAATGCTAGGAGGTCTGAAACGGTTAAAAGTTTGATTATAGAAAATAGTGCTTTGTTTTACGCTGAGATTTTAAAAGCGTTTGATTTGGCTTTAATGCTTGCTGGCCATAAGAAAGAAGAAAGCCACTATTTTAATCAAGTAAAGGCGTGTTCAAAGGCGTTAGAAAGTAATTTTAACATTGGAAAGTATGGAAGTATAACAGTCAATGAACTAAATATAGCGGTTGAAAGGGGTTGTTCTGGTCAATACGGTGAGTTTATGGGTATCAATTACGTTACTTTGAATAAATTTATTTTAGGCTATGTCCAGGAAATGAACGAAGCTATCACAAAGCAAAGACTTCATGAGAACGATTTAAAATACAAACGGGACCAGAAAGAAAAAGCCGAACAAGCCCGAAAGGAATACGAAGAAAGTTTTGAGGGGTTAATCGAAGCCGATATTCAGCAAAAGAAACTAAACCCGATGGCCCTTGTTGAAGATTATGGAAACGTCAAGTTTGCGAGGCTAAAAAATGAAGGTCGGCTAGTAATTACAGAAGATCAAAAAGAACGCTTAAAACGCAAAACCTTGACAATGTATGCAGACCAAGTAGGAGAAGAAAGGAAAACCCACAACGGAAAACAAGCGGCTTTAAGTTCTAATCAAATAAAAGTAGTTTATACCCCACCAAGCAAAGAGGATAGTATAGTCGCAAAAAACAGAATTTACAAGCTATTAGCCTACAATGAATGGTTGAAGGAACAAAAAGAACTAAAAGAAAACAATTAAAAATTAATAACTAAATTTGAATTATCATTGTAGAAAATAGATAGAAGGCAAAAGAGAACTAGGTAAAAAGTGTGAACGAATAGAATAAAGTAATGCCAACAGAAAAGAACATAAAGACACCAGAAGAGTTGTACATTCATTTTGAATCGTATAAAACCGAAGCAAAAAACAATCCATATCTAAAGCACGTTTTTGTAGGAAAAGACGGGAACAGTAAATACCAAGAACTAGAGAAACCATTAACTTGGGACGGGTTCGAGATATGGTTAAGAAAGAACGAAATAATATCAAGGCTTGATCACTATAAGGCTAATTTAGACGGTAGATACGCTGAATATGTGTACATCATACGCGCAATAGACCGAGAAATTTACAACGACAAATATTCGGGGGCTGCTGTTGGAGTGTATCATAACAACATTATAGCACGCGATTTAGGGTTAGCCGAAAAGGTAGATAACAAACATGACTTTAGCGGTGGAAACGTAACCTTTAAAGTAGAAGGTGAAGAGCCAGAAGAACAGTAGTCAACCTTTTAGGGTTAGTAGTCTTTTTCAAAAAAACTATGAGATTCCAGAGGGGAAAGACCTAACCATTAATAGGGGTGGTACTTCAAGCGGAAAAACCTATTCTTTAATGCAAGGCTTCGCGGTTAGGTGTAGACAAGAACCTGGAATAATAATAACCGTAGTTGGTCAAGATATACCTAACCTAAAAAAAGGCGCAATTCGTGACCTTAAAACAATTCTTAATAGTTGTGAATGGCTACAAAAAGCAGTAGACTATTACAATAAAACCGATAGAATACTATACTTCAAAAACGGTTCAATCATTGAATTTAATTCGTACGACGACGAACAAGACGCGAAGAACGGTAAGCGCGACTATTCCTTCTTCAATGAGGTAAACGGTATATCTTATGAGATATTTGAAGCTATTTATGTACGGACTAAGAAGCATACTTGGGTAGATTTTAACCCTTCTGGTGAGTTCTGGTTGAAGGATAAAGGATTTGAGCAAAGGGATAACGTTAGGACTTTTAAAAGTACCTACAAACACAACCCTTTTTTAGACCCTAAAACAATTCAAAAGATTGAGGACTACGAGCCAACAAAAGAAAACATAGCCAAAGGAACAGCCGACGAATACCGCTGGAAAGTGTACGGGAAAGGGGAGTATGCACCACTAGAAGGGGCTATCCTTAAACGCTGGAAGAAAGGAAAGTTCAACGAAGAACTACCATATACTTTTGGGCTTGACTGGGGTTGGACTGACCCATTTACATTGACTAAAGTAGCAGTAGATAAGAAAAAGAAAATCATCTACGTCAAGCAAATGGCCTATGCCAGCGGCCTATCAATGACTAATATCAAAACGATCATTGAAAACAATTGCACAAGACAAGACTTAATAATTTGCGATAGTTCAGAACCTTTAAACATAGCTGAGTTAAGAATG